CCCCGTACCACACTCGGTTGGCCTGCCCCGAGCCGTTGCCCGGGGTCCAGGCGATGACCTCGTCGAGCGCACCGCGCCCCAGCTCCGCACCGGAACTCACGCCAGCGATCCCCGATTCAAGGATCGCTGACAGCTTGAGGTACAGGTTGGCGTTGAGGCTGGTCGCCACTGTTAGGCGTCCTTGGCCACAGTGTAGAGGATGTGGATATCGACCTTGCCCGCAGTCAACGCAGAGGCAGTCCCGTTACCGAGGTTGGCCCCGGTCGAAGTGAACTTGACCACGGCGTTGACCCCGTCGCCGGTAGCCCACGCCCCCGCAACCTGACGCCGGCCTGCCGAGGGCGGACCCGAGAGCAACTCGCCGGAGGTCACGAAAGCGTCGGTGTCAGTAGTAACGCCGACTTCACACGCGAGAGCGGTAATGCTCGCCGAAGTGAACACAGTGACCAAGTCATAGAAGGCAGACAGAACCACCGCGCCCGCCGGCAACTTCTTCACGATGATCGTCGCGGTCGTCGAAGCCGCGACCAAGTCCGAGGTCGAAACCCGGTACACCACCTGCTTGATCGGACGTCCGAGAGCGCGTTCAGCGAGCAAAGGCATGGTCAGTCCCTCCTAATCGGGTAAACAGTCTCACCGGTTCTGACGCTGCGGTCATAATCGACCGCGAGTCGTCGGACCTGACGCTGCGCTACCTCCACAGGACACCCCCCGCGGACTTCTTGCGCTACCAAGTCGTCAATTGTAGAACGTACCCCCGGCAACTCGCCAAAGCCCGAAGGGGCTGCCGCGCCCAGGGAGGCTTCGAGGCTCGGAAACGGGGCGAACTGTTTGCTGGGCTCGCTCTCGTCGCGCGCACGCCAAGGCGGACCCCGCGTCCCCCACGCCGTGAGGGTCGGAGAGTCCTCGGACTTGGCCGGATCAGACGTCATCGTCGCCCGCTGGCGAGGATGCCTTCGGAGCTGCCCGAGGAGCCTTGCCGCGTGAGGTTGCGACGGCTGGACCGGCGCCACCGTCAAACACCGTCAGTTTGTGACGGATATCCTCGACCGTGGAGGCCGCGCCCGGGGATTTGGTCGCCGCTGCCTGGGCGGTCTTGAGCATCTGCTCCAATTTGGCCTTCAACCCTCGCCGGACGTTGGCGTCGAGGGCCGGCATGACCTGGTCCCGGACGTCGCGCAGGAACTGATGGAACCCGGGGCGGTCTTCCTCGTGGTAGAGGTTGCCAGCCACGGAGTAAGGCCGGACCCACACACAGCAATGATGCGAGTCAGGGCCGGACTTGGAATCGTAGCAATGGACGTAACCCTCACGCGGTTCGCCAAACGCCGACACGGCGAAGTCCGGGGGGACGTCGATCCATCCCTTGTTACGCTTGGCCTGGATAGCGTAACTCGGGTCCCCGTCACTCTCCCCGCGAACGGGCAGAACGCCAGCCAGACCCGGCTGGAACTCCAATTCGGTAAGGGCCGGCAGGATCTCCGGTCCCTTGTCAGTGACGAAGACATCCCATCGCAACGGGTGAGCGAGGTACACAAAGTTTGCCTTGTACGGCAGCGGGGACGCCGCTTGCTGGGTCTTGGCTTGCTTCGGTGCTTTACCAGGGGCTGCGTTAGTTAGCGCCGCCCCCTGACTCGTTACGATGGGCATATCTTCTCCTGTTGTTACGCTGCTATCACTGCGCCGAGATGAGGGTCACGCCACGCAGGTCTTCGATCTCGACCAGGGCGTGGTAGTAGGTCCCGCGAACGGCGACTTCCTCGGTACGGCCCGAGCGGATCTCCTCGACTCGGATGGGGCCGGCTTCGAGGATAATGAAGGCCGAAGCGGGACGATTGGTGAGGGCGAGTTCCTTGAACCCGATCGCCCCGCGCCCGAACATCCCGGCCGCCCAGTCGGCGTTCGCGTTCGCGCCCTGGATCTGGTCGCTCACGCCCACCTCGATTTGGTTGTAGTAACCCTGGAAACCAAGGCCCCTCAACGCTTGCATCTCCTCGGTAGCGGCCCGCCACTGCGTAACACCACCGCGGGTTTCCAAATCCGACTGCCAGTCAGTGAACTGCTTGGGCTTCAAGATGCAGAGATACGGGCCTGGAACCTTGGCTTGCAGCAACTTGAACTGCGCCGCGAGGAAGGTGTCATGGGTGAACGCCACGCCCGAGGTGCCAACCGTGGTCGCGAAGTCGTCGAGGAGCTTGGCGAGGTTGTTGGTAAAGGTCATGTTCGCGGACTGCACGATCGACAGGGCCAGCCGCTGGGAGTTGATCATCCCGGTCTGGTCGAGGGTGGACATATAATCCGAATAGTCATAGGCGATAGCGTACCGCGCCGGGGCGATCGTCTTCTTTGCGGTCGTGAGGGCCTGGTTCGACACAGACTGGATCTCGGTCTGCGACGACATGAGGTCGTAGCCGTCCATGCCGTACTGCGTGAATTGCATGGTGGTCGAGCCGATCAGGTCCTCGCCCAGGTTGATCAGCGCCGGATGATTCCGGTAAGACGCCCGGTCCGCAAGGAGCATCTGCGCCACGCGGGACGCAACCGCCGACACGAGAATGTTCTGCCCACCACCACTACCACTGAGAATTTCGTCCGCCACTGGGGCCTCCTACGAGTTGAAGGGTATCCAGCCCCTGACGCTTGTTGACGCGGTGCGACCGCGAGGGCGTAACACTATCCTGTCGCACCGCTCACGGTTTGTCAACTCCCCGAGGCAGTCTTCGCCCAGGGCAGGCTCGGAGAGAACTGCGCCCGCAAGTCTGGCGAGCTAGCAACGATTGCCTCATAAGACTTGGCGAACTCAGCCAACGGCATCGCGGCTACCTGCGCCGCGGTGAACGTCGGGCCGGCAGTCGGCGGGCTCCTGACGTTGGATTGCGTCGGCTGCGGGAGCCACGCGCCCCGGGTCTGCCCCTGCGCCGGTTGTGAGGCCTGCGGAGCCTTGCCTGGGAGCAATGCGGACAGGACTGCGGGCATGTTCTCGGGCGCGGACTGGATGTGCGCCAGCCATTCGCCCGGGTCTGCCTTGCCTCCCTCCTGGCTGCGTTGCCGATCGAAGTGCAGCCCGAAGACTTCGCGAACGCTCGGATCAGACAGCCCCGCCCCGAGGAACGCCACCTCACGGGCGTGAGTCGCATCGCGTGAGGCCAGCGCATCCCGGAGTTGCTGAACCTCGCCGGCCAACTTCTCCGAGATGCCCGCCGTCTTGGATACCTCGTCGATCCGGGACTTGGTGGCCTTCAACTCGGCATTGACCTCGTCGAACCGATGCTTCGGGATCGCGTCCCCGATGGCCTGGGAGCAGTGCGGACAACTGAAACTCATGACTTCTCCTGTGTCGCGTAGTGTTTCCTCAACATCGCTTCGGCCCAGCGTCGGCCAGGGTCCCCGCCCCACATCAGCCACGCTTGATACCCCTTGGAGTCTCGGCCCCATCCCTCGCCCTGCTTATCGACTTCGTGGCGGGCAAAGTAGGAAACCATCCGTTCAAGGGTGGAAATACTGACCCGTCGTCCACCGGCAAGGTCCCGCGCCCTGGCAATACCAACGGCGGTTCCAGCTCGATTGGACGGCGGTTGCTCGGCTCGAAGTTCCAGCCCTCGGGCGGCAGCCTCACGGACATCACTCGGCGGAATATACGGCATTTCGCCTCCTACGGGCCAGGATGCGCCGCGCTGCCTCTGCGTCCCCGTCGTCCAGGGCGTCGGCGGCTAGGTCGCTGATCTCCTCCTCGGAGGTCGGTTCGTCAGTCTCGCCCATCTCCTCGCCGGTCGGTTCGTCTTCTTCGCCCATCTCGCCCGTCTCAGGAGCTGCCACCTGCCGGGACTCGGCCCTCGCCTCCTCCTGCGCCGGGAGCAGGCCCTCAGCCTGAGCCTTGGCCTTCGCCATCTGCTCGATGCGGAGGTTTTCGAGCCGGGCCTCGACCAGGGCCTGCCGCGCCTCATCTGGCGTGAGGCCTGGGTGTTCCTCCTGGTACGCCTCGACCAGCGACATCCGGCCCTTGTCGATCAACTCGGTATGATGCCTGCGCCGCGTGTCAAGTTCCGTTCCCGAGAGGCTAATCGGGGCATAGACGATCCGATACCCTTCCTCGGGCAGGGGCGCGTCGAGGACTTCGGAAAGGTTGACCAGGGCTGCCGACTTTTCGAGGAGTTCAAGGTCCCGAGGATGGAACTGGGGCTCGTAGAGCGACTGGGCCTCACGCTTGCCGTCCCGGGAGATTGATAGAGCCGCGCCTGACCAAGCGTCCGAGGACTCCCGCACGATATGCGCCGCGTCAATGCCCGCAATATCCGAGCACCCCTTCTCGAACAGGCCGATCGCCTGCGCCGTCGAGAGGATGTCTGCGGAGGGCTGCCACTGGCCAACCTGCGGATTCGTCGCGCCCGATCTGGCCCGTAAGTGAATCAGACTCGACGCATCAGCCGGGACCTCGGAGCGTAGCCCGGTGTCTGTTTCCTCGGGAACGGTCCCCTCGACGTAAACGTCGATTCCGTAGCGTTGAGGCCATGAGGCTTTGAACAGCAGATGACCCCACCAGGTCCATGCCGCCGCGACGTCAAGGGCTGCGTCGGCCAACTCGACCCAAGCATACGGGTCCCACAACTTCGAGCTGATGTCGGCATGGTAAAGGACATACGGAAGGAATGGCTCGCCCCGCCGCTCACCCTGGGTCCAGCGATACGGGTACGCATCGCCCGAGACTTCGCGCCCCAAGATGGCAACCGTCAGGTCTGCCCCTTCCTTGTTGTCGGAGGTCGCCTCATAGATGTGGTAGGTCGGATTGGCCATATCCTCGATAGACAGGCACTCCCAGCACCATCGGCCCCGCCCCTCCAATTCGTACCAGCGCAGCTCCTTGATCTCGATCGGTACGCCCGGGTCGAGGGCGCGGGACTTGGCGAGCATATTATCCGCGTGGACCTGCCGGTAAGCCGTGCGCCGGGTGACGGGGTCGAACTCGACGCGCACCGCTTCCTCACGGACGCCCAGCGTAAAGAACTGCACCGACCGCATCATCGGCCACAGGCCAGCCCGGGCGAGCATACCGTCAGGCCCGAGGAGCGCGTCCGCGTCCCCCTGGCGGTTCGTTACTTTCGGCGGACTGCGGTAGAGGACTGCCAACTCACTCACAAGCCGCCGATACAGGTTGCGAGACTTCGATTTCGGACCCAGGATCAGCCGACGCACTAGCCCAAAGTGCAGCCGAATCCGCTGTTCCAGGTCGATGCCCCACATGCCTTCAAGCAGCCGTCGCCGCCGTCGCGACTCCTGCCAACGCATCGCGTCTGCGGAATCAACTGGGACTGGTGGCGATAGGTAGTTGGCTTGATCCACTGGCACACTCCCCCCGGTAGCGTAGCGCGATAACCGGCCTCTCGTCTAGTCAGCCCACGAAGCCCGACGCAGGCACCTGCAACCGTCGCTCATCGAGGAGTCTTTCGGTCGCATACCGGGCCGCGTCCACCCGGTCCTTGCGCGGGTCGTCGAGTTTGCCGTTCCAGCTCGTGATCGCCTCGATGAGTTGCTGGCATCGAGCGTGGACAAAGGCCCGACGCTCCTTGAATAACCCATTCATCAGCCGCACCCCTCGGAACATGCTGCCCCGCTCTTTCTTCGGGATGATGAGGTCCAGGCCCTGCCCGCGTAGCCGGTGTTCGGGCTGTCCGAGGATATGGCTAAACGCTTTCATCAGGTCCTGATTACATTTGGCATTGCCAAACCGATCCCCGCTATGCGCCCGGTCCCCGACCCAGTGGTCAACGTCCGTCCAGCTCATCCCATTCCGTTGCAGCATTTCAAGAACTGCCGTAGCGTCCTCACGCGGTGACGTTCGCCCGTCGCTCACGGCCTCGTCGAGGTAGCGGACCTCCTCCCCATCCTCAGAGCAAAGGACCAGGACTGCCGCTTGCCGGCCTGCCTTCGCCCCGTGGTCGATTCCAATCGCAGAGTACCAGGTCCCCGCCGGAACCTTGGCCTCGAATACGAGGTTGGCAGGTCCGTAAGCCGTGAGCAAACGGTCCACGCTGATCGGATCCCACTCGCCCCGCACGCGCATCCCGCGCTCAACTTCGAGGTAGGACGAAATCAGCTCATCCAGCTCGGCCTGGGTCTTCCAGGGGACCTCGACCAACCCGCCTCGGGGCGTGAGCGCGTCCAAGTCCACCTGCGTCACCAACTCCTGCCACAGCCCGGGATGCCAGTCGCCGTGTTCCTTGTGCCAGGCGTGAGCCTTGGCTACCTCGTCGCGAAGGTAGGTTAGATCGGGACTCTCGGGCGTTGGCGTGAACGTCAGCCGCACCCAGCCGTGATACCGCGATAGCCGGGGCATAAGTTCACCGAACACCGCCTCGGGCATCGGCTCATCAGCCGCGACCCCGTGGAACTGCCCGCCCGCAATACGGGCCGCGCCCTGTTTGTACGTCGCGAAGTGTAACACGCTTCCCACGCGGTTCTTTGTCGGATTGCCAGGGCCTGTTACGAACGGGATGTGAGGTTCCTTGTAGCCTCGGAAACCCTGGCCAGGGGCATAACTCACGCGGTCGTC